CTCTAGTTCAACTCGAATCCCCTGCTGCAGCCAAATGGCCTCAGCAGGATGAACACAGATCAAGCGAGGCCCACGGCTGTCCTTTGGGACAGCTATGAGATCTGCCTTAATGTGCTCGGATGTAAGTTCCCCGAAACTCATGGCTTGCTCCGCGTTAAAATATAACGCGAAGTAGTCAGAGTAAGGGTAGCAGCACTCGATGCTTTCGTACCATTTGCTCCACTTCACTCCATTCTTAGGAGTGGTTGAGGCACCTGGTCCGTGAAAAGGAATAATATCCCTCTCACGAAAAGCATAAAGCACTGATTGAACGTGTGTCCGTGCAAGGTCGAGCAACAAAGGACTCCGCTCAGAAAGAGCGTTGCCCCAAGTGCCAACTTGCGCGTTAGTCTCGACGAACTGGTTAAAGCTCGCCGCCGTCTTAGTCGTGTCATGCTGTACATGTGCTTTATAGCTGAACAGAAGAAGCTGCCGAAGAAAACGTAACATACGCGGGTCATGACGACTCGCGGACGCTAGTCTCTGCAGCTGTCGAGGAAAGCGGTCAAGTTCGATCTCGCGATCGTTCTCTATGCAATCCAAGACATGCTTCTCAAGCTTAGGAGCCTCGTTAAGGCACCATTGTAGCTCTACTATAGATCCTCGTATTTCAGAGAAACCAGTGAGACGAGCGACATCAGCTAGCAGGCCTATATATGTTTGTAATAATGCAATCATATCATATGTGAGTACACACCGCCATGTCTGTTCAGGGAGGGGCTTACGCCCAACCCATCACCCGTTAGGGTGATCCATCAAACAACAAGAAGAATTACTTCTCGTCGTTCAGTACAGCTGCCATGAAGGCAGAGTCGGCTACGAGGGCTTTGAACGTGGTCGTGACATCAGTCACGTCCGCGGTTACAGCCGTCTCGGGAACCATATACACAAAATAACACGATGTTTTAATTCGTGCTAGATTAGTGTCCAATGTTTCCCTATCGACTCGAGCAGTATAACGTTTACCGGGGACTTTCGTCACCGAATCAACGTAATTCTGCTGCTGAATGGTCAGTACGTCAGGGGTATTGATGCCCCGAGTAGTTGACCGGCGCTCAGAAAGAGCCTTCTCATCGAAGGTCTTCTTGAACACGATGGTGTTAAACGTCAGATCGGCGTTCATGTGTACTGGATGTTAGTAACTAATCGCCTAAGTAGGCGAACAAACTACGATTCGCACGCGCGCCCGCGAGGGCTTGCGTGATCAAGGCAGCAGTGATTGCCGCTTGATTCTTTCCGAATCGACCTCT